TTTGTATATGCTCCTACATCGTCAATTCTTTTTGTGTAATAGAAATTTATAAAGTCTCCTGCTTGTGAGCTTCCTGGTGTTAAATATAAAGTCATTGTAACCTTATCAACAAATCTTTGAACCCAGTATTGAGTAGGTAAACCTAAAGAAGTTTTATTAGAAAATGCTTGATACTGAGATCTACTAATTCTTGTCATAGGTGTATCAACACTTGTAGCAGCAACTCTATGGTTGGCTTCTTGAATATCAGTTATTCCTCTTGGGGACTGAGCAACAGCATCTGTATTATTATGGGTAGCAGCTGTAGTGCCATTAACTCCTCTAACACATCCTGTTAAATTTAGACTAGAAATTCCTGTGTAAGTAATATCTTCAGTACCGATAATTATATTTCCTGCTGTTGGAAAACCCCGGATCGAGGTCAAGGGAATAGTTGCAACTGTTGCATTTATTCCTGCACTAAGTGTAGTGCTTACACCATTAGATACACCATCAGAAGTAGATCTAAAAAATGTATATACTGCTTGGCCGTTTACTAGAGTTACGTTTTGATTTTTTACTTCCCAAAATTGTAAACCTCTATTTCCCCATTCGGAAAATAAAATATTTAAAGATCGTTTAGCAGTTTTTAATTGATAGCCAGATACACCTTGAATACCGATACGTTCGTAAGCATCTTCGATTATTTCATCAATGCCTAAGTTCTTATCAAAAGTATAAGAACCTGAAGTTGTATTAGCCATTTAAAATCCTTATCCGTCTATATAGACTGTAAGACCAGTTATATCAGCATTATCAAATGGAAGATAACATCCACCTGTAAATAAAACTCCATCATCTGGAATATATGGATCTAAATCTCCTGCATCAGCTGTTAAAATCATAACATTATCACCAGTGCTTGAAGTATTTTTAAATAAAAAAGTATCAGCATTTGCAATAACTCCGTGCATTCCTCTTAGTCTAGTTCTTCCGCCCCATATTTGAGCATGAATTCCTGTAACAGTGACACCAGCTGAAATATCAACTGAAGCTGCACCATTTCCAGTAATAGAAACAATTGTGTGATAGAATAAAACTGAAGTTACAGTTGCTCCACCTGCGGGTCCTGTAATATCTTCCGTTATACTGTTACCCATTCCATCAGTACCAATAACTGTGTATGTAACATCTGAGTTATCATCACCTGCTCCTGAAGTTAAAGTAATTCTTTGAACTGTACACCCACCAATTGCAGGTCCTGCAAAAGTTGTAGCTGCTCCTGTTAAAGTTAAAATTGCGCCATCTGCTGGATCACCTTCTGCTGATAAAACTGCTGCACCTGTACCAGTACCTGCAGATATAAACTGTGCTCTTACTTGTGATACATTACTCATAATTTTTATCTCCTTAAATTTTGTAGAGGCCCCGAAGGGCCCCTTAATTATTTATTACGCGTCACCGTATGGTGTTGCTATAGTACCTGATCCAATTAATAAACAATCGGAAACCATATACTTAGCAGTGTCGATAGCTGTAAAAGTTATTATACTACCAATAATTCCGCCTTTTGTAGTACCATTCATAGTAATAACATCATTAGATGCTGCTGGTGCAAAAACTTTGTAGTCACCATTGTTTACACCAATTGTAACTGCACCAACAAATTTATCAGTACCATCAGTTTTAATATCCATATCAGTCGCAGCTGTTTCAACAAAAAATTTAAAACTAGTTCCGATAGTATTTGGGTTATTGGGATCTCTTCCTGGTCCTGAGTTGTTGCTTCCGCCTGTACTAATAATAGTTGGTAAAGTAAAGTTACCATCTGCATCATTTGTAAGCATTATTCTTCCTGCGTGAGCAGCAACTGTTAAAGATGTGTCAGCTGTTAGAGTTACGAAAGATCCTGGTCCAATTGATTGGAAACCATTTCTAGATCTTATTGGTCCGTCGAATGTAGTGTTTGCCATGTTAATATTCCTCCTAGAATATAGTAAATGTAGTCCCTAGGGGTTGTCGACTATACGCGTCTACATTCATCATTATTTAAATGTATAGTATTAATAGTATATGTTATTTTTGAGTAGAGTGCAAGAGATCCTAAGGTATTTATGCATTTCAGCGATGTAGCTTTTGTCTAAGTTGCTACAGAAACTTGTGGAGCGACGCCATCAACTTGATTTTGTCTATGAGCAATAGCTGCTTCTTCCAGCTTGATGTCAGTGATAACTCTTTTTACTCTGTCATCAATCTTAACCATCTCAAGAGTATATCTATTATTATCTAGATGCTCCTGTTGCCACTTCAACTCCAAGGACCTTTTTTGTTTGTATAGGTCTTGTATCATCTATAACCTCCTCATAAGTTATTCGATTTATCCCAGTATCATAGTTGTTTCCGAGATACTCCCATTTTATACTCTTTTCTCCTAGTTTGTCAAGTATTGCTTGTTCAACACTTTCAGCTGTATCTTCAACATGCTCAATATCAAATTTTGCATGATGACTATAGGCCCAGATATTTATGGAAGTTTTTTTCATTTACACACCTTGTTGTAGTTAAAAAAAGGGCCGTTTTTAGGCGGCCCTTTAAATTATTTATTATGCTCCTGGAGAACCAAAGATACCTCTAGGGTCAGAGAAACCAAATACGTATCTCTCTCTAGCTTTGTATCTAACGTTACCAGTATCGAAGTCACCTTCCATAGAAGTTTTGATCGGTGATCTTACGAAATGTTTTAGACCATTTGGAACATCAGTTTTGATGAAAAATGCATCAGGATCTGTTAAGTAGTGATTAACTACATAACCTTGAGAAATCATTCCCATGTTCTTGATTGCATTGATATCGTTATCTGCTGTACTTGTTCTACCGTCAGACTTCATAAGTCTGTCAGCAGTAAATTGAAGCTCAGAAGGAATAATCATTTTCATTCCTCTAGCCGCAATTTTTAGTCCTCTTTCGTCAGTAAACGCCGCGATGTCAATTAAAGACTGCTCTAAAGAAGTTTCGTTTAAATCAGCAGAAGTTGCTAATTCATTTGCGAAAGTTCCAGAAAGCGTAGGGTGAGCCGTAGAACATAGTTCCACTCCATCACCACCAGCAAATGCTGCTGTGAACGCATTGTTCAATACAGCTGCCGCTTTAACTTGTTTAGTGTTTGCCATAGATCTTGCTAAAGCTTTTGTATATCTAGACGCAAGTCTGTCATACAAGTTATCTTCGATAGCTTCTTCTGTGATTGCAAACGCTAACGCGATTGTTTCGTTTGTGTAACGAGCCGTGAAAGTTTCTTGCGCATCATCGAATGATACACCTTGACCTTCAGGTTTAACTGATGCATTTCCGAAACCACTTAACATTACTTCCTCTTCGAAAGCTCTGTCAGATGATTCTGTGTCAAAAATCTCAGAATGCTCGTTAGCATAGTTTTTGTATTCAAGTCCGAATAGTGCATTCAAACCTGGTTCTAGTTCTTTAACTAGCTGTGCTCTTGATATTGCCATGTTTATTTATCTCCTATTCGATATTAGTTATACAACGCAGATAGAGGAGTAATCATAACGACTACGTCAGCCCCACCTACTGTTAGGTCTTTTTGACCCGGGATATTAGCTGATCTAACTAGTTTAAACATATTTGTTGTAGCATTTGTTGCTGCTATGTTTAATCTTTCGTCAGACATGCCACTTCTACCAGTAGCGCCATTATCACCTGTGTTGAACGTTTGACCAACATTAGTCAAAGGACATGCTGCGTTTGTTCTAATGTTATATTCCTGAAGAGGATTATCCATTACAAAAGCGGAACCTGAACTTGAACCTGTGTTGTAGTCAACAGCGAAATTTGTTCCACTTGGAACAGAGTTCGCCCACGTTGGTTTTGATGTTGCTGAGTCAACCCAGAATGCACCATTGAATACACCTACTAGTCTTGAAGTAGCTGTAGCATTAGTGAATCCTGCACCACCTGCAGTATCATCGTCTAGTGAGTCGTAAGTTGCATCTTGAATAGAACCTTTTTCAGCTGCCTGTGTCCCTATGTTTAGAGAAACGGGGTCGCCTTTAAAGATAGTATTGAAAGCTGCTCCTGCGTAATCATATAACTGGTATTCAGATTGACCAGATGTTGCAGGTGTTGAACCTACAGTCATCACGGCTCTACATCCGAATCCAGCTGTACTATTATTAGCCATATTTATTTTTCCTTTACTATGTACCTGCCCCTAAGGGCCTCCAGTACGGTTTATTTTATTTTTGTTGGTAAGGAATTACTAAATAATTAGTCTTTCTTTGAACCACCAAAAGTTACACGTGTCTGTCGTTCTTGATTGAACGGCATACTTGGGTGCTGATCCTTTAGTAAATCGTTTTTAATTGCTTCGTCTCTGTCCTGTACTTGTTTCTTATAGTACTCTTCACGAGATTTCGCGATTTCCTCTGGTATCCTAGCCAGCAATAGGCCTCCTACTCCGATAACTCCTGCATGTTTTCCATCCTTAAGCGTGGGATAATCAGAATCAGGATATTCATCCGCTCTAACTAATTCCCATCCGGATCTTAACTTTCCAGCCATGTTTTTTGTGTCGTCAAAACCCATAGTTTCAGCTCTAATCCATCTGTGCCTAGTACCTGGTGGGGCATCAGGGGCATCTAGTGATGAGGGTGGAGTCCAAGTTCTTTTAGCTTCCGCTTTAGTTCTTGTTTGACTCGCACGAGAAGTTTTTATTTTTTCGTTTTCCATATGCTTATATTCCTTCCGTGATGTTTAATTGTTTCGCATAGTCTTCTAATGGCACGCCTAATCTTTTAGCAATTGCTACCTGTGATGGCGAGAGTCTCACAGTTTTTTTGCGTCCTGTTGGGGCTGAACGTTTAGCCGACGCTACATTCTGAGCAGGTTTTGCTCTTTCTGTAGTTGTACCCTCCATCTTATCAAATTTATGGGGGAATTCAAGTCTTATTCTTGAATCTACTTCCTCATAATATTCGTTAGATTGTGGGTCATATCCCTCTTCTTCCACCAATTTTTTATGAAGATCAAAGGCAGTATGAGTCATTGCTGAGTCACTACCAAACCAAGTGTTTTTACTAGCCCAATCTTCTGCTTTAGGGT